CGCAGTATTTGAGCTGCCAGACCTCTGGTAGTTTCAATCTCAACAGTCATGAATGCCTGCTCAAAGATGCTCCAATGCCTGTGTTTGATGCAGTACCTAAGAAGACCTGCATAGTTCTCATTCTCCTGGTTAGAGGGGTTAGAGACCCTTGCACAGTAAGCAATGTGCTTCTCTGCATCAGGGGTGAAGGATAATAGTTTTACTTGTTGCATTGAGTTTCTCCCTTTACAAATTTCTTGCGACACTTTTTAACTTCTTTCAGTTCATCCTTGATCATCTTGTAAGCATCTTCTGCTGAGATCTTTCTTGCCATCTCCATAGCAGTAATGACTTCTACTCTTGTACCAAAGTGCTTTAGTGCCTCTTCAAAGCAATTCAGTTCTTCGTACATCAGGACTCCTCATCATAAAAGACTTCATCATAGTCACTAATATAAGGAACCACTTCCTCATACTGATAATTGCTCATAGAGTTCTCATCCATCAATTCTTCTTTCAGACCCTCAAGGACAAGTTCAAGTTTGCAAATCAGTTTCTGGACTTTCTCTTTGTTCATTTTTTCCCATTAATAAAGTATGCATTGAAGTAGGCAACTATTCCATGAGAGATCTGGTTACCTTGTGAAACCCAATCATGCGCACACTCATAGATGTCTTGTGTTGAGTATGGAGCTTGATCAATTTGAACACCACCATATTTTAGCATAAGAATGCCCAGACACTCCTCTCTGAGTTTCATTCTCTCTGGGGTGTACCTCCAGTCAGAATTCTCCATCGTCATCATTCACATCCTTATAGGTCAAAGATTGATGTGGTGCATTGTCCACATACTTTTCAGGTTCAGAATAAACCTCTGCTTCCAAGGACTCTACTAATAACTTTAGGTTCTTTACAATTAACTTTAAGCGTTCCCTTTCCATTTGATAAAGTGCCTGTGTTATTATTTTACATAAAAAAAGAGGGGCAGTCAACCCCCCAACACAGACTATTCTAAAATCCTCCTACAGATTCTTTTGCATGTGCCTTGATCTTCATCACATTCAATTAAGCAGTTGTAATAATCATCAATAGCGTTAGACTCCTCAATGCTTTTGTCTAAAGTTTGGTCTAATCTAGTTATACTTTGTCTCCACCCAGCTAGCTGATTATAAGAAATTAGATTGTGCATGATAGTCACCATTGATAATTAAGCACATGATGTAGATCGACTTTAGTACACTTTTCTCACCTCTCTAATTCTACACTATCTATATGAATTTGGTTCAAAAAGATACAAAAATTTATACCTACGTGATTGTACCTATAAAAAAAGAGGGGTGTTACCCCCTCCACACAAAGTAAGTTTTTATTTGGCAGGGCAGTGACCTGCCATGCAAAGTTGTGCAGTCTTCAGTTTTGTCTCCTTGACTTGCTTTGCCTTAATGACAGAGAGCCAATTTGCTTTTACTGATTTCTTCATGATACGACCTCCACTTTTTCACTGTGCTTCACACCTCTGTAAGTTTCAATTACAGTGTGCTCTTCACGCTTCTGTTGATTAGGGCGCTTTGCTGTGTCGTACTTGACACCACGATAAGTAACTTGCATTTGTTTACTCCTGAAATACTAGGGATTGTTGCCCCGTTCCTTCAGTCGTTTGCGGACTATGGTCAATAGTCAAAGCAAGAGGGATCAGTTCCCTCTATGGTTCTTGTAATAAAATCTTTTTTCTGATCATAATCAAGGAGTTCTGAACGTGCAATACGCTCAATCATCCAATTAGACTGGTCACAATTTAAATAATGATCTGGATCAACAGGATTTCTTGTAATCAAATTAAAAAAGATCAGTGCTTCAACCATAGTCTGAACGCTCCGTTCCGCGACTTACTTGCGTCTCAGTGAACTGAGATGAACGATAGGTCTAGTATAGACCTCATATATTATATATGTCAAGCCTCAAAATCTTTTGCTTCTTCAATCATCTTGGAGATAATTGTCTCTGTACCATCAATGGTCTTTACAGCAAAGAGACTTGACTTCTGATACTTTTTCAGTTTCTTATACTTCTTTACCAATGCTTGAACTTGGTCTTGATTCATGTCAAGACCTTCAAATTCTACATTGTAGTCACCAAATCCGCTCATTTCTTTTTCTTTGTCAATGGATCTTCCCAGACTTTTGGATTTGTTCTACCTTCAGTCTGTTTAAAGGTGATGAGATTTTCCCTGTATCTGTCCCAATAATGGTCAAAGATATCAACCTTTTTACTGCAGAGAACTATGTCCCACTGCTTAACACCCTCTTTGATATACTCTACCAAGTAGGCAGTACAAGGTAGAGATCTATCATTTGCTAATTCAGGATCACAGTTTTCACGAATAATTCTTATCTTACTCAAGATCTGCCGCCCCACTGGATGTCAGGATATGCCTGCTCCACTACTGCTTTTGTGATCTTGAACTGAGATGCCAGTGCCTTGTCCTTCACCAGGCACAGAATGTCTGCCTCTTGAGGATGCAGACCCTCCAGGATCTGAATGAACATGCTCTCTCTGCGTGTCTTGGAGAGACTATCATTACCACCCTTCACAAAGTGATAGAGATTCTTCCACTCCTTACGAAGAGAGGTATGGTCAGTACCCACTGGAACATCATTCCTGTTGAAAGGAACAGTTCCCTCTGGGAGCATAGAAATGATGCTGTCATCAAAGTTCCAAATCAGAATAGAAACCAGTGCATCAGTTCTGTACTGCTGCAGAAGTTCTACCTTCTTTGCAATTGTTCTTTGCTTACTAACTTCATTCAGAATCTCAAATACAAAGGGATTTGGAGGAAGTTTAGTTGCTGTCGTAGCTTTCGTCGTCTTCTTCGCTTTCGTAGTCGAAGCCATTTTCAAACCTCACTGCTAAAATTTCGTCTGGGATAACATTCCCACTATCATCAAACATTTCAGGATGATACTTGTTGATTTTTATATCTTGTAGATATGTTTGAGCATTCCACCCAACTACTACACCCACCAATAAAAATAATAAAGAGATGAGTACACTAAAGGTAAGAGTTGCTGCTAACATTTACTTTCTCCAAGGTCTTTTTCTAACATCTAGATGAAGTTCTAGGTAGAAATGAAACTCTCTTCGAAAGAGAGAGACAAGTTTCCCAAACTTCAATTGAAAAGTTTTTGGATCCTCCTCCCTCTTTTTATTCTTTCTCAATAATAACTCAACACCCCTGTTTATCGCAAGGGTGTTGTCACTTTCGATGTTATTTAGAGGACTTTCTTTTTCTTCCTGGTCTCTTTTCTTGCTCATATTTCCAAGCATCCTGAAGAATCCCATACAAATAATCCTTTATTTTTCTTGCCTCTGGTTTGCCCAAGTAACCATAGGCTTCTCTCAACTGTTTGTGAGCGTTGTCAGAACCACCCTCTAAGTACTCTTCCAAGTCATAGATGATGGTATTAATATTCTGTGCTGTTGGGCTGTTGATGAAACCCTCAACTTCAACTTTGGTTGCCTTTGAATCTTTAAGGTAAGCATACATGTTTAACATAAACTTACCTTCAAAGGCATAGTCTATTGTGGATTCAACAACATTACAAAGTTCTTTGTAATACATTACACCAATTGATGTCCTTTCAGATATTTAACAGTTTCCACACATCCACCAAGTTTCTCCTGATCATTCATGATAACTTGGGGGAAGGTAGTTCCTTCTCCAAACTCACTAATAAATTGATCTCTGGTAAAATCTTTACCCAGTTTATAAACTACATGTTCAAGCTTAGCTGCCTCTAAAACTTGCTGAACCTTGGTGCAATATGGGCAACCATCTTTTGAGTAAACTGTGAAAGTCATTGATTCTTAAGTTTGTTGAAATTTTCTTGAGAAGTAAAGCAGATTTTGTATTCAGGAAAGAATTTCTTTTGGATGGCAGTTGCGCCTAGAGAAAGGATATAACTTCCTTTCATCCATACTTCTTTTTTGTCTTCAAGAATAACGTGATCAACAGGGAACTTCTTGTTCATATTTAGAGTTTTCCTCCAACAGTTCCTGCAAAAGTTTTCTCAGGCTCTGGCCATCCTTCTTGAAGACCTTTCAAATAGAACCTGGTCATCCTAATACAATCTGCTTCAGTTAAGGCAGAGACAAGACCCTTACCCTCCTTGTTATAGGAGTGCCAAAGGAATCTTGCCTTTACCACTTCAAAGGTATCATCAATTAGTTTCGGATTTGGGTCCTGTGTATTCATGTGCTTGTTTCAATTCAGGGTTAGGTTGTGAAGGAACAACAGGGCTCCTACTTACATTTTCAATAACAATGAATGCATCTTTGT